GCTCTCCCGGGATGGACTACCTTGGTGACGTGAAGCAATTGCAGCATCAGCAAAAACGTAAAGCTCAAGCAATCGACAAGATGGTTAACCCACCGATGGTAGCACCTGCTAGCTTGAGGGGCAGACCTACTACGGTTATCCCGGGCGGTACGACATATGTAGACGCTACACAAGGCGGTCAAGGATTTATACCTGCGTATCAAGTCACACCACGACTACAAGAAATGATGATGGACATACGAGAGGTACAGGACAGAATACAACGAGGTTTCTACGCTGACTTGTTTGCAATGATGATACAGTCAGACCGTAGACAGATGACAGCAACAGAGGTTGTTGAAAGGCACGAAGAGAAGCTAGTGCTGCTTGGACCCGTGCTGCAAAGAGTAAACGTAGAACTACTGGACCCACTAATGGACGATGTATTTACGTTTGCAATGGAACAAAATATTATACCAGAGCCACCAGAAAGCATTGCAGGGCAAGACCTGCGTGTTGAATATGTGTCATTACTGGCTCAAGCGCAGCAAGCAGTAGCTGCGTCATCTATGGAACGTACATTAGGTTTTGCAGGTAATCTTGTAGCCGTCTTCCCACAAATTGTAGATAACATCGATGCGGATAAGGCGATACGAGAGTACAGTGAAATAATGGGCAACGCAGCTAACTTGCTTGTAGACCAAGAACAGGTAGACAAAATAAGAGCTGACCGCCAAGCGCAAGAGATGCAGCAAATGCAACAAATGCAGCAAGCGCAAACTGCCCAGAATGCAAAAGTGCTATCACAAACTGATACTCAAAGACCGAATGCTTTGACCCAGTTACTACAAGGGGGGCAGTCAGTTGAGCAATAGTTTCGTAGTACACGATAGCAGTGACGAGCAACAAGTTAAGAAAGCTCAGGCGCTGCAAGAGGACAAAGATAGAGACCTTATGTTTGTTCTCAAAGAAGAACGAGGACGCAGGTTCCTGTATGAAATCATTTTTAATGATTGTCATATGATGGCTAACAGTCATGTGCCAGCGTCTAGCGACAGTAGCGCTTACAACGAGGGTGCTAGGCAAGTGGGCATTGCTCTGTTTAACAGATGCAAAGAAGCTAGCAAGTCGCATACATTAACAATGCTTGAGGAGAACCATTTCGATGAGTGAAGAACAAAACACTGAAGCTGTAGTCGAAGAGACTACACAAACAAATTCGCCTACTGAGGCTCAGCCGCAAGAAGTTGCATCTGCTGAAGCTGAGGTAGAGAAGACCACCTTGCTGTCGGATGACGAAGGTGATGGAGCTGGTGAGTATTTTTATGACGCACCAGAGGACTTTGAGGTGACCGAAGAAGTCCAAGCGCAACTTGATGATTTTGCAGACCATGCAGCTACTTTGGGTATTACCCAAGAACAGTTTCAAGGTCTAATAGATTATCAACAAAATCGACTAGCCGGGTCTATGGAAGCTGTTGCTGCTGAATATTCAGCAAGAGCTAATTCATGGGCTGATGATACTCAAAACGATGCGGAGCTTGGCGGTGCGAAATTCCAAGAGAATGTAGCTATTGCCAAAACTGCGATGCAGCAGTTTATGTCTCCAAGCATGGGTCAGATGCTTGGTATGCCGTCAGAGGAAAATCCGATGGGCATGGGACTGGGTAATCATCCAGAGGTTGTTCGATTGTTTTATCGCATAGGTAAGGCGATGCAAGATAGCAGTTTAGTTGTAGGCGATGCAAAAGCCTCTGACGAAAATGCGCTAGCTCGTATGTACCCGACTATGTTTAATCAAAACAGCTAGTGGAAGGAGTAAACCGTTATGGCAACACTTAGCGTAACAAACCCGACCCTCGCTGACTTAGCGAAGGTCACCGACCCGGACGGCTCTATTGCTGACGTTGTCGAAATCCTAAATCAGACAAATGAGATTTTGGCTGATATGACTTGGCTTGAGGGTAACCTCACGACTGGTCATAGAACCACAATCAGGTCTGGTTTACCAACTCCTACATGGCGTAAATTGTACGGTGGTGTACAGCCTACTAAAAGTAAGGCAGTACAAGTCACTGACAACTGCGGTATGTTGGAAGACTATGCAGAGGTAGATAAGGCTCTTGTCGATATGGCAGGAGACCCAGCTAAATTCCGTCTGCAAGAAGACAAGCCTCATATTGAAGGCTTAAACCAACAGGTAGCAACTACCTTGTTCTACGGGGATGAAGCTGTGAACGCAGAGCGTTTCACTGGTTTTGCACCTCGTTTTAACTCTCTGTCAGCCGACAACGGTGAGAACATCATCGATGCAGGTGGTACAGGCAGTGACAATGGTAGTATCTGGCTTGTGTGTTGGTCCCCACAAACTTGCCATGGGATTATCCCTAAAGGCTCAACTGCTGGTATTCAGCAGCGTGACCTTGGTGAGGTTACCATCGAAAATATCGATGGGGCAAACGGGCGTATGCAAGCATACAGAACTCACTATCGCTGGGACGTGGGCATGAGTGTCCGTGACTGGCGTTACATTGTGAGGATTGCTAACATCGATAGGTCTAACCTGACTGCTGACCTTTCGGGCAGCTCTGCTGATTTGAACGACCTTATGCACCAAGCATACTCTCAGCTCCCAACTTTGGGCGTGGGACGTTGCGTGTGGTATATGGACCGTCAGATGCTGGGCTTTATCCGTAGGCAGACATCAAATGGTGTGAAAAATTCTACACTCACATTTGAGAATGTCGGGGGTACGTTCCAAACCTCATGGGGTGGTTATCCAATCCGTAGGGTGGACGCACTAAAGACCAACGAAGCACAAATCACTTAATGTCAAGGAAGGAGCAAATATCATGGCGATAATTGACGAAAGACTTGAATTTTGTGATGCAACTGCGCTCAGCACGTCTGGCACAGGGTTAGCTCTTGTTGGGGACGTTGTAGACAATACGTCTGCATCTTCAGACCTTGGCATGGGTGAGCCTTTGTATCTCATCATTCAAGTAACAACTGCGGTTACCAGTGGCGGTAGTGCTACTGTTAACTTTAAACTAGCGTCCGATGCACAAGCAGCAATTGCTGTCGATGGAACTGCAACAGTACACAATGTGACTGCTGACATTCCAAAGGCAACACTAACTGCTGGTCATAGGATTGTTATGCCTCTATCCAGCGGCACAACACAGTACGAGCGTTATATCGGGGTCATTCAAGATGTCGGTACAGCAGCTCTTACTGCTGGGGCTATCGATGCATTTATATCGAAAGACCCAATGGGCTGGAGAGCATATCCAGACGCTACTAACTAAACTGGTTGGGGGGCTTGTCCCCCCTTCCTCTAACTGGAGAAGGATATGAAAGTAAAATTTAGAGAAAACTTTTTCAGCCCGGACGGGTTATTGGAAAAAGGTGTAGTCCACACGTTGGACGATAGTTATTTGCAGCCGGGTAAACTACCTAGCGATGCAATTATTGTGGAAGGCGTATCGGAAGAAAAGCCCGAGCCAGACCCAGAGGTAGAGGCTCACGCTGTCCACAAAGGCAGAGGCAAGTATGACGTTTACAAAGCAGGTAAAGTTATTGGCGATAACCTGACTAAAGCTGAAGCCAAAGAAATGGTAGAGAAAGAAAATGGCTAAACGACCCGGGCTATATGCCAATATCGATGCTAAGCGTAAACGTATTGCTGCTGGCTCTGGAGAAAAAATGCGTAAGCCGGGAGACCCGGGTGCGCCAAAAGCTAAAAATTTTAAAGACGCTGCTAAGACAGCTAAAAAACCTAAAAAAGTAAAGGTTAGAAAGAAAAAGGACTAGTATGGCATCACAGGTACAAATAGCAAAGCTTGCGCTTCAGCACGTTGGTGACCGCTTTGACATATCGTCAATGACTGAGGTTACGCCGGAAGCAGAACAAGTTAATCTTGTTTTTAATGACACTAGGGATGCGCTACTTAGGCAGCACCCATGGAACTTTGCTAAGAAATTTTTGTCACCTGCCACGCTTACTGGAACGGTCCCGGGCGGCTGGACGTTTATGTATTTATATCCAACAGACGCAGTCAGGATTTTAGGTATTACAAATCCACTAGGACGTGGAATGACACCAATAGAATTTGAGGTAGCTAGGTATAGCACTAACAGGGTGGTGTTGACGGACCAAGAAGATGCAGAGCTTGTTTACACTGCTAGAATAACGACAACAGAAGATTTTGACCCAGAGTTTGTTATGGCGCTTAGCTATCAGTTAGCTGCTAAGCTTGCTATGCCACTTACTGGAGACAGAGGTATTGCTGGGGAATTAGAAAAGTTAGCCACTATTTATTGTAATAGTGCATGGGAGACTGATGCCAGCGAAGGTATTGAACCAGCTAAACCAGAAGCAGATTGGATTACTGCTAGGCTTGGTGTGCAAACGGTAGACAGTGTCTGATGGGTAGGTACTATGACAAAAGTAATTCAGTCTAGCTTAGCCGGGGGTGAAGTATCCGAAGCAATAGGAGCTAGAGTAGACATCAGCAAGTACAAAAGCTCACTGGCTAAATGTGAGAACTTTTTTGTACAGGTGCATGGTGGTGTTGCGACACGGTCAGGATTACAGTTTATAGGACAGGTAAAAGATAGCACTAAAACTGTACGTCTTATTCCTTTTGCTTTTAATACAGAGCAGACCTACATCCTAGAATTTGGCGATTATTATATGCGTGTCTTTAAAGATGGGGGACAGGTATTAGAAAGCGCATCAGTAAAAAACATATCT